TAAACGAAAAGGCAGAAAGACGCGGTCCAAGCGCAATTAGAGCTGCTCCTTCAAATCAAAGACAATCTCTACACAATCCAGTGGCTTGTTCTTCTCAATTGAGATGACAACGCGCGCCCAGAGACCAATGAGTGGGCTCTCCCCATGATAATCCCCACCGCCACGTCCATTTCCTTCGCAGGTAAGCACAGGCAAAGGATGAAGTCCAAATGCGCCCTCGCGAGTATCAATATTCTTGCGCTTATCCACAAACTGCTTCTTTGTATGATTCACAATGTAGTGATACTCCCTTGTGCTACACAAATACACAGGATGAATCGTCTCCGTGTCTTTACACATATGGTAGAGATTTTCATTCTCAGATTCCTCACAAACAACGGGATTCTTTTGAGCAGGTCTTGAGCATAACTCAATTACCTTTATAAAATTTTGTTCTTCGGAATTTGGCTCCATATCAGCATAATCGCCTGCCCAGACAACGCGGGTCTTATGATATTGTTGATCGGGCGCCAAGAGAAACTCAAATGCCTGTACAAATTTGTTTTCTAGATAAGAATGTTCTGTGAGTTTGAGCCCGTTTCCATATTCATGCGCCAAGGTCCACGCGAGGATCTTGCCGTCCTTGTCCAGAAGAATCGGATAGTAATACTGTCCCATTTTTTATTTGATGGATTTTAAGTCGAGGGTGCTTTCAATTTTGCTCAGCTAATCTATACTTCGTGTCAAATTGACCAAAAGTATAGATTGTAAGATATGTTACTAAACTTCACGCTTAGTTTGAGTAGGCAAGTCCTCCCATTCCACTCATGATGCGGAGCACGTTGTAGTTCGTCGCATAGACGTAGACGGATGACGTCGTGACCGTGCCAACCGCGTTGTTGGAGACCGTGAGGAGCAGGGTCGTGTTATCAATGCGGGACAAGTTGCAGGTGCCGCTGGGTTGGTGCTGCTCAGGCTGGAGGGCGAATGAGTAGACGTTGATACCGACGGCGGGGATGTTGGTGTGGTGCTGGTAAGGCTGGACCTCGTTGAAATAGCGTCCCTCGCGTACCTGGAAGCGATCGTGACCGTTGAGCTGGAGGAGCGCCGTGACGACCGGGTTCTTGCCCGCCATGCCCTCGACGCGCGTCAGGGAGTAGCCAGACTCCAGGACGCACCGGTCCCACCAGTCGGAGAAGTTGAACGGCTGCTGTCCCTTCCACGGGTTGATCGTGGCATCGGCGCAGTCAACATAGGAGTCGCGCTGGACGACCCAGACAAGCTCCTTGCACGGGTGGTTGAAGTTCAGCTTGATCTTGTTGCTTGAGGATGTGATTGACTCCTGACCCGTGAACTGGAGAACATCGATCAGGTACTCGTGGGAGACCTGGGCGAACTTGCGGCGCTCGTCCGTGTCGAGGTAGATGTAGTCGACGTAGAGGGACGCGGCGACGAGGTTGGCGTTGTTGACGCGGTCGCGGACCGTGTGCGTGTTGGACAGCTGCGGGGTCGTCTCCCAGCAGAGGTTCTTGAGGTCGTTGAAGATCAGGTTGATACGGACCTCGTGGTACTGGAGGGCGATCAGCGGGAGCGCAAGACCAGGGTTGCGGCAGAACCAAAACTGGAGCGGGATGTAGAGCGTGTACTCCGGCGTGCACTTGCCGACCTCGTTGGACGTGTTCGGCTCGCCTGAGGCGCAGTCATCATCGCAGTCCTCGCCACCCTGCGTGATCAAGTTCGTGAGCTGCGGCACGTTGCCAACCATCTTGGCATAGCCAGCCTGCTTGCCCGCCTCCTGGGTAAGCTCGTTCCAGATGTGGAGCCACTGTCCGTAGTGCTTGTCGATGCGCTGACCACCGATCTGGAGCTCGACCTCCTTGACCAAGTTGTGTCCAACCCAGTTGAGCCAGCGGAACTGCGCACCAGAGCCGTCGGCTGCAGTGAGCGTCGTCTTGGGGAGCGTCGCCTGGAGGTACATGCGGTAGATCAAGTCACCGTTGCGCTGGATCGTGCACGTGACCGTCTTGCCAAAGCCAGGGGAACCATTGAACGGGTTCTCGATGGACTCCATGGCGAAGTTCGTGTGGCGGCGGTAAACCACCTTGAAAAAAGTAATCTGCGGGTTACCCGTCAGGTAAACGTCTTGGGCGCCATAGGCTACGAGCTGCATTAAACCACCACCTGTCATTTAGTTCTATACCCTTCTCTTAGAAAAAAATTTGGCGGCGGTGGAGGGAAAAAGAAAAACTGAAAAGAGAACCGGGAGCTTCTCTTTTTTTCCTCATATAAAAGGAAAACCTAAACCCTCAAAAAGAGTCCATAGTACAGATGAACACTCAGGATCCCTTCTTCAAGATAAGACCAACAAAGCGAAGCAATCCTGAATCCAGGACAACCCTCGACAGTATCCACAAGAGTCATCTAGAAAAGCTTGTAGATGAGAATAAATCGGCTAATTCTATTCGCGCTGATCTACAAACTATCGTGAATAAACACAAAACAAGCACGAATGACATTGAAAAGGTTAAATATGAAAGAGAAATGGGCGATATAGAGCAGAAGTTGAAGGGGCTAACCGACGACAAAAATGTCTTTCAATATTTTTTGGAGACAGGTGCAATTTTGTATGAATACTATGATATACAGGAAAAGATTAATCGCGGTTTCGAGGTTAAGCAGACAAAACAGGGGAAATCTCAGCCTGGTAGTATTTGGGCTGCACTTGAAGATGCCGCCGAGAAGAATGAAGTTGAAGGCGAAGTCATTTTAGTGGGTGGAAAGCCGGCGTCCAATGAAACGTTGGCGCGCAGCAGCCTTCTTAATAAGTATTTACAGAAGATTGACCCTGAGCATGCGAAAGAGACAACAGTCCTCAGTCAGCTCCAGGATACCTATGGTAAATGTGAAGAGTGTAATTGCGAAATGATTTTTAGCGCAAATGAGGCGGTGTTTTCCTGCCCTGAATGCGGATTTCAAGAGTTTATTCTGATTGATTCAGATAAGCCGTCATACAAGGATCCGCCTCGCGAAATATCGTACTATGCGTATAAGCGTATTAATCACTTTAATGAGTGGCTAGCACAGTTCCAAGCCAAGGAAAGTACCGAGATTCCGAAGGAGGTTTATGATTCCATTATTGCGGAACTCAAAAAGGAACGCATCAATGATTTGTCGTCGCTCAATCGGTCAAAGATTCGCGAGATTCTTAAGAAGCTCAAAATGAACAAATATTATGAGCATACTCCTCATATAACCAATAGGTTAAATGGGCAGAATGCGCCTGTCATGACGCGTGAAACAGAGGAGAAGTTGCGCCATATGTTTATTGAGATTCAGCCCTCTTTCCAGAAGCATTGCCCCAAGGATCGCAGCAACTTTTTATCTTATTCCTATGTCTTGTACAAGTTTTGCGAACTCTTGGATATGGACGAATATTTACACTGTTTCCCCTTGCTCAAAAATAAGGATAAGTTGTATGCTCAAGATAAGATTTGGCAAAATATCTGTATTGATTTAAAATGGCAATTTATTCGGTCGATTTAGCTTTTTTGAAAGTTTGTGATTTTATTGCGACATAAAACAAAACTTTAAAGCCACTCGCTTATATCCGTCGTCGTTTTCAACTTTCGCATTTCATCTTTTGTAAACCAACCAAACCCAAGGTGTTCGTCCTCTTTGAGTTTGGGTGGATCAGGGCTTATCACTGTGCCTGTCCAATACGTTGATTTCCCATAGACTTTCGGTTCGGTATCATCAATCACGTATTGCTCGTGTTCAAGGTAACCGGACTCTTCTTTAACTTCGCGCTGCGCTGTCTCGAGTAAATCTATATCGAAGGGTTCAACGTGTCCCTTTGTAAAACTCCAGCGAAAGGATAACTTATTCTGAACCAAGAGGTATCTGTCCTTATAATTCAGAATAATACCAGCCCTTTCAGTATCTTGCGCTAAAGTAGAGCCAATGAGAAGTAAGATGATCGTAGGAAAAATCATTTCGCTCTACTGTAATGTTTTTTATTTCTTTGGCGTCTATTGCGTCTAGTGCGCCTTCCCCCCATATTCGCCCCCGTTCTCTCTTTATAGGCTTCTAACATCTTAACAAAAGATGACATTGCGGGTTTTAATTGTGCGAGATCCAATGTACTTTGTCCATTGCCGTCTCTCAAGCCAAGGTTTGCACCCGCAGTAAGAAGAGCCATGGCAGTGTCAAGTTGTCCTGCCTTACATGCCCAATGAAGTGGCGTCGCAACTGGCTCCCAGGGATCTGTTGCGAGAGTGAGCGCATCTTTATCGGCGCCGTTATCAAGCAGTAGTTTCAATGCACCCACTAACCCTTGCGACGCAGCCCAATGTAAGGGAGCCGCGCCTCTCGTATTTCTTAAATTGACATCAGCGCCCAGGCGAATGTAAGAAACTGCTATTATTTTATTTTTGTTTGCTAGTGCCACAATAAGCGGCGTATTTCCATCCCCTGAAAGTTTATTTATATCCGCGCCAGGAATACTCAATAATACTGATATCGTTTCACTCGGGACAGCGCCCATTAGACCGATTGAACAGAGTACATTCGTAATTGACATTGGTATATCTGCTTCCCACGGTCTCGGAACTAACGGTCTCGTATTGATTTCCTGTATAGAATCAGGTGGCGCTTGCGCACCATGTATAAAAGTAAGTATACGATCAAGCGCATATATATTAAATTCTGGAACGTGTTTTATTTTACGTAAACCACTCTTTCTTGCGATCTCTTGTGTAGGATGCATAAAGCCACGTGTGCCTGATATATGTCCTTCTTCACCAATCGCGCGTGTTAAACCAAGATCCAGTAAATGAACGGATACGATCTTATTTTCGTGCATGCGAACAAAAATGTTTTGCGGTTTTAAATCCAAGTGAAGAATTCCCAAATTTTGGTGAAAAAACCGATAAACATAGAAATCAAGAGTCACAATAATAAAAATCGCCTCATCGCTTGTAAGATATCTGTCCTTTAGAACATCATCAAGATTTGCGCCTGAAAACAGTTCTTCTATGATGTACCCTGTATCACCACGAATCATTGAGCCAAAATAGTACGGTGTAAGGGGAAGTAATGAATAAAGTGGATGCGAACAGACAAGTTCAAGATATTTCACTTCCGTGCCAAATGACCATTTTGTAAACGTGTCGCCATGAAACTCAATATCTTTACGAAGGTACGTTTTTCCTCCATAGACAACTTTGTACGTTTGTCCAAAACCGCCACTGCCAACCCTGCGCAACTGTGCTTTGGGGATATCCACAATTGCTTCAATTTCGGGCTGCGTGAGTCGCGGGGGGAGACCTAGAGGCTGAGGTGCCACTGGCTGAACTGCAACTAAAGGAAACACTTTCATGATAATTTTTCTAACAGCAGCTTCAGTATCAAGAAAAGCTTTATCGCGAAATGGACCTACTTGTTGTGGTTGAAGGCGCTGAGCTACATCTGCCACTACCTTTTCAACGGCGCTAGCCCCAGCACGAAGTGCTTCCGTAAGCAGGGCATCGCGTTCAGCCTCAGTCGTAGGTATTTTATCAAAATGTATGATTGTAGAACGAAGTGCCCTCGCAACCTCTGTATTAAGAAATCCGAATAGATACTGCCCAACCTCGTCGGATGCCCTTGCTGCCGCAAGATGAATTTTTCTTAAATTATCTGGCGTCGCCATTTACTTATACAAGACAATTAAAAGCGCATAGGAAACAACGGTCCAGGGTCACCTCCTGTCATATTTGCGATCTCTTTTCTAACAATCTTCGGATACATGAATCTGTAATAAAGATAATCTTCCTCTGTATCTACATGTGTTGATGAGAGCTGATCCATTGTTCCGGGGCTCATAAAGCCTTCCTTCACGAGAAGTGAAACACCAATAATAACGGCAATAGCGACTACAATATAGGTCATTGTGAGCATGTTGATTGTATCTACAAGTTACAATCAAAATGCGTTTGATACTATCTATTTACAAGCCTCGGGGGAATCCTACCAAATTCGCACCGATACCGAAGCCGGCACCCTGGCGAGCCGTCACACCAATAGACGGGGAGACCAGGTCAAGTACAGCGAAGACAGCCGCCGCGACGAGCGCCAACGTGGCGATCTCGTCGACCGGCAGGGTCTTCCGGGGGATAAAAAGCGCGGCGCCAGCTACAACGAGACCCTCAATCAGGTATTTGATCGCACGATTGATAACTTCAGCAACGTCCATGTTTGTTCTATATTTAGGAAAAAGAAATTTTAATGCGGAATCTAAAGATAAAGGATTTACATTTGTAAAGAAGAATGGCAGCTGAACGTGAAGATTTCTTAACCGAGGATGCTGAGATTCCGAGCCAGCGCTGGGCTCTTCTGAGTTTCCTCAGCCCCGAGAAGGTATTAAGCCGGAAGGATACACATTTCTTTACTGTTTTTTTGAAGCAGTATGAATTTCAAGTTCGCACCCAAAATCTTGAGAAGTTCCTTGTCGGAAAGGTCAAGGATTTTAATGACAAGCTCGATAAGCAGGCGGCGGAGTTCGAATCAAAGGACCTAAGTGGTGCCGCAACCCTGTGCCGCAATGCACAGATGCGCGTCGACACTGTATTGACCGATCTTCAGGAGTTCGTAAAGACAAACCAGAAGGAGCTTGTTCAGTCAAAGTTGAATGACGAGTTCGATGACTTCCTTTTCAAGAACAAGACCAAGCTCGAGGACGATTACTATGCACAGAACAATTTCCAGACAACTGTGCGTGGTCTAAAAATTCGCGGTGTCTACAGCGACAAGCGTGAAGCCGAGGTTCGGGCGAAGAAACTCCAGCGCACTGATCCTCTCCACAATATCTTTGTAGGCGAGATGGGCAAGTGGCTGCCGTGGCATCCCGAGCCGCACGAGGTTGCCGAGCAGGAATATGCTGAGGATCAGCTCAACACGCTCATGAAGAAGTACAAGGAGAATGAGGAGGCGCGCGAAGTGTTCCACAGAGAGCAGCGCGAATCTGGGCGTGCTCAGAAGAAGACTGTTTTCTCCGAGGATGGTGTCCCTGAGAGCGTAGGTGCTACGATGAACGTTGTAACTGGCGCACCGAAGAGCGATGAACTGCCTTCTCTTGGATCAGGAACGTCCGCATTTGCCGGCATGTTCTCATCATCTGGTCCCGCGGATCTCGCAATCGAGAGAAAGACTCAGAAGAAGGAAGAGTAAATAGACTATAAGTATGTAAACTGTTACTTTGGTATTTGTAGATACCAACACTTCAGTTAGCTCATTTGGTAGAGCGGGGGATTGTAGACAATGTCTAAGCAATAAGTCTCCCCAGGTAATTGGTTCGATTCCGATACTGAAGAATTTTTTAATCATGTAGTACATGCTTTGAAAATCATATTAATGTTGAATCTCAGACAAGTCACTGAATTTATACATAAAAAAGTGTAATAGGGCAACTGACGACAGTGCCATGCCCGCCACTTGAATAATATGCCATTCCTTTGTTCCATCTTCTTTTTCTTTTACGTCA